TCGTCGGGTATTTCATTTATATCAAGTTTAATTTTCATAATTTATCCAGACTTTCTTTTTATAAAGGTTTCCACCAAAATCTATTACCTCTGATTCTTTTAAAAAATGCATACCATCTTTTGTTTTTGTCTGATACTCGCATTTTAACATAGCGTCTACTAGACTTAGATATTACCCGCTTGGCACTACATCTATAGACTATCATAGTACTCTCAATAGAATGGTATCAGCATTGATACGACCATTTAACTTGGTCTCGGTTGTGGTTAGGTCACTGAGTATCTTGCGGAGCTGTACTTTGCCAGCGTCTAAAACCTGTTTGGTAACAACATCGGGTTTTCGTAAGGTCCTTTGCACACTGGTTTCTGGATCATAACCCTGCAGGCTGGTTCCTCGTACACTAAATCCAGTACTGCCCGTGGCCAAATAACAGCCCAGCTTTTTATTTTTAGTATTGTACACCCACAACTGCTGAGCACCGACAATGCCTGGTGCACTTACGCTGCTTAGTCCTAGTTCACTGAACTCTTTTAAATACTGAAGCTTGGCTACCTGTACACCAGCTGGCTTGGCTTTCTTAACGCGAACCTTCTGATTGGCTTTCTTAAAGTCGGCCCAGCGTTGGCCATCTTCAATCAACTCCAGAAGGAAATTTTCTAACCGACCTCGCTGAGCCGCTGTATAACAGCTATAAGCTTCGGCCAATTGTTCATCAGTTGGCACCTGTGCTATTTCAGCGATGCGGCCATTCAATAAATCCTTAACTGCTGTTCCAAATACCTTGGGACTATTAGCACCCTGTAGATACTTAAATAAGTTAAAATCAGTCTTACGACAATCATTTAATATGAAGTTATCAATCTCACCTTCGAGCTCACCCAAGAACTCTGATTGCTTGGCAGCTAATGCATCCTGTATGTTTGGTCGCTTGGGTGCAGTATCCTGCACTGGTTCAGGTGTAGCTTTTACACTGTGTTTTAACATCTCAGCCACAGTCTCTGTGAGTTTAGTAGCGTCTCGGGGACTTAGTTTAGCTCCATGTTCAGCCAGCCGAGCCAACCAACCATATACTGCTCTCATATAAAAGTCTGGAACAGCGTCAAAAGCCTTGACATCATTAGGCTGATGCTTTTTAATCCAGCTTCGCAAATAGGTTCTAGAAGTCTTGAGATCCTTTTCATAGTTATACCAGTTAAAGGCTCGCATCAGTGTAACCGTATAACCAGGTTTGGTATGATCAATCTCCGTGGCTTGGGGTTCTTTACCATGAGCCATTTTCTGCATCATTTCTTCGATGCGTTTATTTGAAAATATATCTGCCATTATCGTTTCCGTTTAACACGAGCCTCGTTAATTAATACTTCTTGTATTCTATTTTCTTCTTGCAATTTTGTCAAGCTTTTTTGAGCCAGATCTAATCTAACATTGAGTTCACGATCTTCTTCCTGCAGTCTATACAGCTGTTCCTGTAACACATTGATTCTGCTAGTAAAGGCTGTTATCTCTGTGTCATAGGCTCGCAGCTGAGCCAAACTGGCCACGCCAATATACGCACCCAACAAGGTCAGAATTACAAGTACTGCTATGGTTAATTTATTGAACATTGGTCAGCCTATCCAATCTAAATGATCTCCAGGCGCCTTTATCTGTATCCCAGACCACCAGGGTTTCAGGTACTGCAGTAGAATCTTTGGTTTCCTTATGTTCAACCAGAGGCACAATGCCTGACTGTAGGGTGCAGTTCATGTTACGAACCGAACCATCGGCCTTGGTAAATGTAACACTGACTACACGAGTGTTTAATTCAGTTAATAGATTACCAACAAATTCCTGATCAATGTGCATTGCTTTCTCCATGAAGTTTTATGAGGTGCTTGTAGATTTTTACGTAATAGGCAAACCGACGCGGTTCGTGGTCGGGGTTTGGTAGATTTTCTCCAAAGGCCTGAACCAGGTTATTCCAATGAAATTCTGCTTGTTCATCCGACACGTTTGCAGGCCCCGGTTACATGTTTATGATCATAGTATCGACCATAGAATATCATGGCCTTGTGTAGCTCAATCTGACAGGTTTGAATCGAATCAAATTCAGCCTCTTTAATGGCCTGCTGACCCAGCCCTGGAAATGTTAAATAGATTAATAATAGGAATTTCATACCAAGCAGTATATAGAATACCGTACTAGTTGTCAAGCAATTTAGGTGGGGTTCCTACGTGACTACGATGTATTCTGCATTGAATGATGCCATTGTACCACTGAGCAGGATTTTCAAGTACCCTGCGATGAAATTGTTCTCGAGCTTCTAGATAGCTAAGCTGACCTTTGCTGTCGGCAAAATATAATATTTCGCGTGTAAATTTGTCTGCGCCTAGATCAGCGACATCGGCCTGAACCTCGGGGCTACTGCTCCAATAGGTTTGCCAATCACTATCTGTCTTGCTGCGAATCTTTTTGCGTTTCTTCACACCATTTTTCTGTGTGACCATTTTGTATTTAACACGGCTAAACTTGCTGAGCTTTTTGCCTATGTATTGACGACCGTTCTGTAGATTGGTTATTAAATAGATAAACCCAATTTTGTCTTCGGGTAGTTCAGTAATTTCTGCCGAGTTGAAATACCACATTACTCTTCTTCTTGATCGAAATGCTCGTCGTCTAACTCACAGCCGCAAAACGGGCAGTAGTTTATGGGATAGTATGCCTCATCCATGTCGTGGCGTATCTTAAAGACCGCGTCACAGTTGTTGCATTCGTAGTGTAATAGTGCCATGTTTTCCTTAGTGTGGGCAACCACCGCAGTTAGGGTTGCTGCTGGGATCATTGACTGCTATCCAACGCGGTGGTTGGGCTGGACAACTAGCACTTTTTATCAGTGTCTTGGCCGGCATAAAGCAGTTACATAATCCACAGGTTTTTAATATAGGACCGAAATGCTGGCAACCACGGCAAATATTCATGCGGGCCTCGGCCAGAGTCATTACCAGATCCAGTTGTCTTTGTGATACTGAACTATGCCAGGTATTTCAGCATAAAAGTCTCGTTTACTTTCAAAACCTAGATTTTTTAATTTCTTACCGTCAATGCTGTAGCGGAGATCAGCTCCGGGTCTTTCATAATTGGTATTTATGTAGTCCTGCACGTTGGCATCGGCTCCATGGAATTCTCGAACTACAGCTTCTACAACTTCCAGGTTGCTGATTTCAAAGTTGCCTGGAATGTTATAAATCTCATCCACAGTACCGGAATTTATGATGTGTATGACAGCATCCGCAGTATCTTCTACATGCAACCAGGTACGACGCGGAGTGCCACCCAGATGAAGTGGAACCTTACGACCTAACTGCAGGAACTTAACTGCCTTGGGTATGAGTTTTTCTACATACTGGCCAGCACCATAGTTATTGGTTGGGCGAACTATGACATAGGGAACAGCATGTGTGCGAGCCCAGGCCAGTATTAATTGGTCGGCTGCGGCCTTGGTGGCTGAATACGGATTGCTTGGATGTAATAAATGATCCTCACTAAAGCTACCATCGGTAATGTCGCCATATACTTCGTCAGTGCTGAAGTGCAGGAATATGGGCATGCCATAGCGACCCTTGGCTGTAATTAATTTTAACAGATGATGTACGCCATTGATGTTTGATTTGAGGAATACATCTGATCCATCAATGCTGTTGTCTACATGAGTCTCTGCAGCGCAGTTGATGACATAATCACAATCAACCAATCTATCCAGCTCATTTATGTCCTTGTACATGTAATCATACTGTACATTGTTTTGTTCGGCTATTTGTTTTAATTCATCATCGCGTTCTGGTGTAGCTGCATAGGTCATTTTATCTACGCCTATGACGTGCCAACCAGCTTCAAGACAGGCCTTGGCTACATAAAATCCTATGAATCCCAGATGCCCTGTTACATAGACAATCTTTTTATTTTTAGTTTCTACACGAGGTTGTGAGGTAAATCCTATGCTCATAGTATGTTCAATCCTGATAATAATTTTCCAGATCCTGTATAATCAAATTCAGAATCCAGAGTGTTTAAAATATTCAACTTCATGTTGATGCCATTATCATCTATATATCTTGTTATTACTTCACTGACCTTGTACTTGGTATCATACACCATGTTCATGTCACTGGGTAAAGTAATTTTACTTTCCACAAAATGTCTGACTATGCGAGCCAGGTCATCTTCGGTTATGTAATCCATGTATTTGTCGTCATGTATGTTAAACTCAGTCTCACCTGCATCAACTGCATCCCAGAGACGTTTGAATACTCGGGTATTGGCTATGAGGCCAAACAAGCGTAGATTATACCAGCCAGG